CCAGAAAGAAGCTTGCGGATGCCAGAAAGGAGCTTGCTTCTAAAAAAGAAGCCGTTCGGATCAAGACTGACTTCATTAAGGCTCAGGGAAATCCAGAGGAAGAACTGGAGACAGTAGAAAAAGATATTCATAAAAAGCAGGAAGAACTTGAAAATCTGGATGAATCCAGAAGAAATTTGATCGAGCGCCAGGAAAAAATATCTGAGGTCGAGAAGGAAAGTGAAAAAACCAGAAGTGATTTGAAAGAATGCTCAGAAGAATACAGTGCAATGGCAAACGATCTGGACCATTCAAAGCAGACACTGACAGCGTGCAATAATCTTTTGGAACTGGCCGATACGATACGGGAAAAAGCAAAACAGCATTCTGAATTATCTTTACAGCTTTCTGAAGTAGAGAAGGACGTTATTAAATATAAAAATGCAAAAAGAACACTGGATAGCTATAACGAAGATAGTGACCGCTACCAGAGGATTATTACAAAGAGCAAGCTCAGAAATGAGCAGATAGATTCTCAGATTTCTCTGCTGAGTTCCAGCGTTCCGACTGATCTGGAATACAGACTTGAAGAATTGAATCGCAAAAAAGAGGAACTTGATAGCCAGCAGGAAAAGAGATACCGTGCATCTGTTGCAGATCACGAACTGCAGCAAATCAGATCATCATATTCGCAGCAGATATCAGATGCAAAAAATAAACGTGATTATCACCAGACAAGGCTCAGGGAAATAAAACAGCAGGAAGAATTTATGAAAAATTCCGGATGTCCGGATATCGAAAATGCAAGTTGCCGATTTCTTGCAAAAGCAGTTGATGATGTCAAAAACCTTCCTGTTGAACGGGGCTGCTTGCAGAAGTTTGAAAAAGAAATCGAAACGCTGACATCTGAAATGAACAAGAAGGTAGCGGAGAAACAAAAGAAAATTTGGGAGATCGGATACAATCCAGATCAGCTGAAGTTGTTGCTCATACAGGTGAATGGACTTGCAAAATATGAACGCATAAAGAAAGATGCGGAGCAAAACAAACTCGAAATTGCCCGTTTAGAAGCCGAAAAGGAATCGAACGATAAAAATATAGGGCAGTGCGAGGAGAACCTGCTACAGGTCAAATTAAAGGCCTCTGAGATAACGGAAACAGTTAATGAACTATCGGAATCAGTTGACAGACAGGAACAGATCAAACAGCGGATGACTCATCTGCAGACTTATGTAGAACAGGAAAAAGAACTTCCTGTTTACGAAGAAAGAAAGCAGCATGTTCTTGAAAGGATTGAGAGCATGGAAAAAGAGATGGAAAAACTTACTGACAGAAAATTCATCCTCTCTTCTCAGCTGACTGGCATGGATACCGTGATAGAAAAAATGAAGGAAACATTTTCAGCGGATATGGTAGAAGAAACAGACAGGCAGATTCGTAGTAACAAGGAATCTCTTGGAGAACTGCAGATCCAGAAGGGAGTACTTCTTGAACGTCTGGAAAATATCGATACCATGCGAGGAGAAATCTCCACTCTGAATAATGGAATTGCTGTAGCCGCCGGCAGAGCGGACTGTTACGAAGCATTAAAACAGGCGTTTTCACAGGACGGAGTTCCGCACCAGATCATCAGGAACATCATTCCTCATATCACAGATACTACGAACAATATTCTCGGCCAGATGACTGGTGGAACGATGGGAGTGGAATTTGTGATGGAGCGCACCGTCAAAGGAAAGGACGGAGACAAGGCAACGCTGGATGTTCTGATCAACGAATATGGCAAGACAACTCTTCCATATGCTTCCAAGAGCGGAGGCGAGAAGGTAAAAGCTTCTCTTGCCGTTATCCTTGCACTGTCCGAGATCAAGGCAACAGCGGCAGGAATACAGCTTGGAATGCTCTTTATTGATGAACCACCATTCCTTGATGATGAGGGTGCACAGGCTTATGTAGATGCCCTTGAGACGATCCGTGATCGGTATTCCGATGTGAAGATTATGGCAATTACTCATGACGATGCCATGAAAGCGAGATTTGGCCAGGCTGTGACAGTAATTAAGACAGATGATGGTTCAAAAGTAATCTACTAACAGGAGGGGAAGATGGCAGATAAGAAAACTTATTATTACCTGAAACTTAAAGAAGGCTTCTTTGATTCAGAAGATATGCTTCTCCTGCAAGGAATGAAAGATGGATATATCTATAGCGATATCTTACTTAAACTCTATTTAATGAGTTTAAGACAGTACGGCCGGCTTATGTATAGGGGAATTATCCCTTATACGCCGGATATGGTGGCAACAATTACACACCATCAAGTCGGAACTGTTGAAAAAGCAATGAAAGTGCTGACATCCATGGGATTCATTGAAATTTTGGATAATGGTGCAATTTATATGCTTGATATCCAGAATTTTATAGGACGGAGTTCTAATGAAGCCGACAGGAAAAGAGAGTACAGAGCAACTATAAATGCCGAAAAATCAAGGATTATTGAAGATAAAGAAGGACAAATGTCCAGACAAATGTCGGACGTTCGGGCACCAGAGAATAGAGATAAGAGAACAGAGAATAAAGATAAAGAGAATAAAAACATTAGCTTGGAGCTTAAAGACTCCAAGCAGAACACGTTCATCTCTCTTCCTCTGGTTACGGGCTCAGGAAATTATGATGTGACATTTGATTATCTCAATTCACTGAGAGAACTGTTTCCGGCACTGGATGTTGAACAGGAGTTTAGATCAATGGCGGCATGGCTCGACAGTCACCCTCGTAATCGTAAGACACCTAGAGGAATCAAGAGATTTATCACTGGTTGGTTAGAACGTTCACAGAATTCAATGCCGGCATCCAGAACACCGCAAGCACCTGCAGCTACAAAGAACATGTCAACGAATCAGTATATGGAGGCAACGGCCGGCTGGTGCGAATGGATGGGTGATTGAAGTGACACCTCAAGAGTTTGATTTTATCAGAGCTTCAATCAAAAGTGCCTATCCAACATTTAATGTCATGCCAGACCAATACAGCATCAGGATGTGGTACCGCATGTTGGGTGACCTGGATTACAAACTTTGCGAAACAGCATTGATGGAACTGTTTGCCACTCATACATATCCGCCGCAGATATCTGAGATACGGGAGAAATGTGTAGAATATACAGTTCCACACCTCAAAGACCAGGGAGAGGCCTGGGGAGAAGTGCAGAAAGCCATTAGCCAGTATGGATATTATAGGCAGGAAGAAGCACTGGAAAGCCTGACGCCGATAGTCCGAGAAGCGGTAAAACGGCTTGGCTTCCGGGAGATATGTCTTGATGAGAACCAGGATGCTGTCCGAGCACATTTCTTCAAGATATATTCAACCCTGATCGAGCGCAAGACGAATGATGCAAAGCTTCCTCCGAGTATTCTGGAAGCGAAAAATAAATATATTGCACAGCTTACCACACACGAAAATGCGGCAATAGAACAACAGCACCGGGACCAGATAGCAGAAGAACCAGAACGTGCGACACCAGAGTATATAGATATGCTGATGCGGGAACACGGATTCAAGAGGTAACAGCATGGAGCAGATAGAAAACAAGAGAGAAGGTTAACCCTTCTCCCTTGTAACAACATCTGATATATCGCAGTCTAATGCATCACAGATTTTCTCTATCACCTTAAGTGATACGTATTCATTTTTTCCGAGTTGAGCGATTGCAGATGTTGTAAGACCTGCCTTAATCCGCAAATCTGTCTTGGTCATACCGCGATCAATCAAGAGTTTCCATAGATTGTTATAACTTATAGCCATTACCAGCACCTCCTGACGATAGTATAACATTCTAATAATCTATATTCAAGAAAAAATATCTAAAAATTAGATTTAATATTGACAACTTGGATATATAGAGTTAATATCTAAATAACAGATAATAAATCTAAAAAATAGATTGTTAGAAAGGAGAACATATGGCAAAAGTTGTAGCATTCAATACAAACAGACCGATGAATATTAATGCGAATCAGGAACGTCAGCTTAGTCGAAAATTTAGATGTCTTAGCAAAG